GATCATTTTTCACTCACTACCGCAAAGATGTTTGACCGCCAGTACCCCACCGTTCATGATCTATACATACCTTTCCCAGTCTTCCAATCTCGTCTAGAACAACCATTTGATACAACTGTAACTTCAATCCGTGAACTACGCACAATTTCTAGTCAATCAACTGTCTACGGATATGACCTCACAGTGAATGATCCACTTTACTATGATCTTGAACCTCTACTTGGCAATTCTATCTCCCTAACACTCGATCCAAAGCTTACCGACTCTGAACGTTTGGATGCAGTTTACCTTGATATTAACAATAGATTAGCTAACTGTCATGGTGATTTGCTTCGTAAGTTTTCAGCTACGTCATACTCAATTGATACATCTGTGATACCATATGTTTTCCTACCCATGTATCGTTACCTACTTCATATTATGACCGGAAGTGCCTTCAATTCGCTTTTTAGACAGATGATCGTGAATGTTGATGCTAACTGTGCCAATGCTGATGAATCGCTTCTTACCTCTGCTCAACATTTATTCGCTTTGTTGAATAAAATTAATCCCAGTCGTCAGCTTCCCGCACCTCTACGTCATATACTGATTAACGCTACTATTGCTGATGTGCCATATGATATGCAAGGAAAATTTGTGCCATATAATGTTGTGTTCCTTCCTACCTCGAATGAATCGCTTCGTGATGCTACTATTGCCCGTATCCGTGAACCTGCTGGTTATCATCCAAGACCATCCATTGTTGTACCTCACTACTTTGTTTTCCGTTCTACTACTGATGCTTTATGTCGATTTATGTACCTAGCTAAGCGCACATTTTTACATGTTAACGATAAGACTGCAACTCACACGTCAGTGCGTCGCTGTGAATTATTACGCTTAAACTTTCCATTGGACCAAAGTTTTGCTCAATTATCATTACTCGTACAACTCCAATTGCCTTTGTCAACTCTGTCGATTCAACGCCTTCCCCACTTGTCAACCACTGTGAATCAACTAATCACATTGGCATCCTCATCGTACTCTGAACAAGCCATTATCAACCTGTTACGAGTGAACTGGAACGTAATTGGATATATTGAGCTATCTACCCTTGGTGAGCCGTCACTTCCAGCTATACGTGTATACGATTTCACCTCTTCCATGAACACCAGATCCGTTACACAAGGACCAAATGTACAGATCCGTACCCGCTCAAATGCAATTGATGTGCATGTTCGTGAATTCATTCGCTTTGGACGTTATTTACCCCTTGAGATCCCTAAATGTCGTGTTCCACGTCTTGTCAGTCTCCAAGTGATTAATTATAGTTTAAATCACCTACTTTCAGTTACGCCATGGCCCGACCAGTATGATGTTACACGACACAGACCCGAAAGAATCATTGAGAATTCTGTGAAACGAACTATACAATATCAGGAGTACGATCCCTCAGTTGGAACATGGGCTACATCATCTGATATGACCAATTACACGCATATCCCATCTGATTCATATTACCACCAATTCATTGTCACCTGCTTGCGATCATTCTGTGGATTACGTGACTTACCTAGAGAAAACTCAGCTAGATATCCTTATGTTGTACTATTATACGGACTTGCATTAGGACACGAAATCGCTCCTTCCCGCATGGGATTAACCTACGCCATGACATCACATATGATCAGTTATGTTCTATCCACCATCACGACTGGTATTGATGTTGCTCCATCTGAAATAATCTCGCGCTTCAAGTTATTTTTGATTGATGTGCCTTTTGCTGACACTATCATACATGATCTACGCAAAGTTACACCGAACGTTAACGTTCATTCAACTAGCATTTTTACTTCCAACGAACGTGGTGATGCTAGGATTTTAACTGGCTGGGTTGTGATTCGGATTGCTGTATCAAGATTCGAACAACAAAAACGGTCTTTTGAATACATGAGTTATTTTAATGACATTTTGAGATTTTGTGATGGTGGTATTATTCATTTTGATATCCCCGATGCTACATTTCTCATGCATGTTGTAACTTCCTTGCAATGTACACCAAATCGTCGTGTCAAAGTATTATCTTACTTTGCTTCGCAATCTCCGTTTTCACTTACTCTTCATTTTTACCGTGATACAACTGACCCATTACTCCCTGTCGCGAACATAGGACATTGGGTGACACGCCATCAAATGAAACGATATGCGTACACAGACAGAGACTCTACAATTCCCTTACGCCATGAAGTGATTCCTGCACTTAGTACCGTAATGTCGCGCATGACTGCTGAGTATTCATTTGTGTGTCAGAAATCAGATTTGCCTGTCTGTCTCAGTGCATTATCAACCATATCTAATTATGCTCGTGTTGCAACTTGGACAGATTATCGTGGTATTGCACATTGGAGTGGTTCAGCCGTCATTGATCCATTAAGATTGTTGGACTCAAGTAGAACTGGTGTGCTCGCGACTAACGTCCCAATTGAACCATTAATCGCTCCTTCACATGGTGTTCCGAGACTTGAACGTTCAACGTACCGTGTTGTTGACGCCTTTCATTTATGTTCACTAATTGGGCCAATCTTCATTCAGCGCGAATTCAACATTTGGACTGCAAGTCGAACTAGTGAAAGAACACGTCATGTTATTGATGTTGGTGGTCGTGATGGCGCTTTCCGTGGCTTATTTCCGCATGCGATGTATACTGTTATTGACCCAGCCCCTGCACCTCAACACATGATATCCAATTATATATCTGAACCGTGGGACTTTAATGATTTCCAGGGTTCACTTGATCGCATTATGGATACACTCGGTATAATTGATCCTCAAGATGTCTTTTTAGTGTTTTCTCATGTTTTCATTTCTGCATTGAATCGACCTGCTGCACATGTCAACGCCCTGGAACAACTTGGTGCACTTCAATGTTCTTCTGTTGTGTCAACTCAGACGTCTGGCTCGAGCGCAAGCACTTTATATTCAAGTTATGTGAATCACAATCCATTTCTTGAAATACGTATGGAGAACGCTGCTTACCTTACGCGTACCTACCCTAGCCCGTATCCGTTACCAACACGTGCTGAAATGAATGAAGCCATTCTTAATAACGCACGTTCAAGACTGCATCAAACATCAGCCGCTGAAATCCTAGACTTAGCAATGCGTTTCGGATATGCTCCTTCTTATGAGGCGATTGTGACGTTACCGGCGCTTTGCGATCAACACGTTGTCTATGCGATTCAGTGAGTGACGTGACTTGACACACCACGCCCGCAGTCA